TTAATTCTCCATTCTAAATTGAAAAACAAGATCTGAGTGTAAGTCAACAACACCTTCAAAACGCATGACCTTATGTCTCAAATGTGACGGGTCTGGCACGTCTTGGCAGTCGGTTCTTCGCAAACCTAAAGACTCAAAAATCTGATTGATTTTAACAGCTAACTCACTAGTGCTGGTATCATCAAAGATATCCACCTTGTAGCGGATAGATGATTTTTGTTCCTGGTCGTCGAACCATTCACCCGGCTTGTTTTGTTCTTCCAAAAAAATAACGACTGGGAAATTCTCCCAATCGCTAGGATAAGTATCAGTCACATTATCTGCGACCTTTTGCAATTCTTTATAAATAACAGGCTTGATATTGATCATTATATTTGTTCTCTTATCTTTCTACGGACATAATTCGAAATATTCTTGGACACACGCTCTTGATTGTCTCTCAAAGCTGGATAAAGATAAGGCTGGGCAGGTTGACCATACATCTTGTAGAACTCCCCAATTTTTTGAAAATGGTAAGGTCCTATATCTATCTGGTCTTCATGCACATACCACGGGCTAGAGCGATAAGACACGCTGACTTCTGGCGATATACCCGAATGACTAGCCTGTCCTTTTGGCCCTGTACCAAACTCTACATAAGGAGCATAGTGTAGATTTGTGTAAACCTCTCCTATAACCTTATCTCCGTCCATTTTAACCCTAGTCTTGATACTATTTCTAAGTTCCCCATTGTTGCCTGGTGCCAGTCTTTTAGCATCGGCTTGGACAATGGTTTTGGCTGCATGATGAACCGCCTTTGAAACAATATCTCGTTGCGCAACATCTGACAACTTTCTGAACTTAGCTATAAACCTATCTGCCCCTAGTAGCTCTGACACGTTCCAACTCCAATACTTGATGATACGTATAAACTTTCTTAGAGATAACCTTGTGAGTTACTTCTGTCTTGCTGTCAATACATACCCCGTCTTTTACTCTGATTGTGTCGTTTTTATCGGCATTTGCGTTTAAAATGTCGTTGACACGCTCACCGTAAAGCTCTGATTGTAGATTGCTTTTGGCGGGCCATAACTCAAGGCGCGTGCTTTCAACTTCCTTGGCGTATCCTTCTTTTACGTGCCCTTCATCCGTGACAGTCTTTTCAAACCGTCTTAATGGATAAGGTTTCAGTCTACTCCGCTTCAAAAACATGGCCTGATACCCTTGCTAGCCTGTAAGCTCTGATACGCTTCAAAAGCCCGCTTGAGATACTATCAGCTCCGTAAACAACTTCAATCCCGCCTTCTTTCCTTGAATACTCACCCTCGTTTCCTAGGCGGTTATTAAGCTCTAGTGCTACTTCAAGCGCTAGGCCTTCAAGGATAGGCGTCATGCAAGTTCGATTAGTTTCCGATAGAATGATACTTTCAGCTCTAGCTTCTAAAACGGCTAAAAGTTGCGGATCATCTTCGCCTGTTATTTTCTTCAGCAACTCTATAGACATTTTAAACTCCTTCTTGTTGACTTAAAGGCGTAGTCTCTCCCGATACATACACTTGAGGGGTTTGAACGGTACTGACTGGGCTATAATTATAGCTTTCAGTACCGCCTACTTCCTCAAGAATATCTGATACAGATACGCCATTGCTTGAAAAATTCTCTACAAGTTCAGCGTATCGTGTATCAGTAAGGTCAAGTTCTTCGCCTGCAAGTCGCTTCACGTTGGCTTCCCAATCGTAAAACTCTTGCTTGACTTTAACTTTCACTCTTTAGTTCCTCCAAAACTTCTACAATTTCGGCTTTTGGCAACTTATACGCGCCAGCTATGCCAGCTTCTTTGGCTAGATTCTTCAACTCTTCTAGAGTCTTATTCTCTAAATCAGAATACTGGCCAGCTTGCTCCTCTTGGATATAATGACGTCGTAGCAATAAGCTCATATCGTCACCTCTTACTCACCGAATTTTACAACTCGTGTAGGGTCGTAAAGGTAAACGCCGTAGTGTTCATCACCAGTGATGACTGTTGTCTTTTTAAGGATGTCACGGTCTGTTTCAATAGCCACATCACGTTTTAGCATGATAACAAACGCACCATATTTATTTGCATCATCTGTCTGAGTCTGACTAGGAGAGACTTTAACGATAAACCCTTTACCTTTTTCAACTTTCTTAGTACGCACAATTTGAACACCTCGTGTTTCTCCAAATGTACCAGAAACAACTGTATTTGCTCCTACTTCTGTGCCTGAAATCCATTCTTTCACAGTGTTAGCACGCAAATCAATGGCATCTGCTGGATTGATAAGAGCTACATATTTTGCATCTTCTTCATCGTCAAAAATAGCAAGTGCTTTATCAAGAGCTGCTCCTGTTGTTGGAGCTTCTGCAACGTGCTGTGTTGCAGTTTTAGCTACTGCGACCAAATCATCATCAATCTTGTTAGCAATAGCCAAACCAAGCTGGTAAGTCGCTTGACCTAGTGGGTCGCCAAGACCTGACAAAAGGGCTTCATCGGTAATTTCATAACCTTTAGCAGCCTTTTTGATGGTCATAGTGGTCTTTTTAGTAGTCAACTGGTCTGGAGAAATAGCTTGACCTTCTCCAACCTCAGTCGCATCTCCTGCATACTCCCATGCAGGAACTGTTAGAGTGTTCCCTGGTTGGCCTTGGAGCGCTGTCTCCACATAAGCAAGCGGAGTGAATTTAATCAATTTAGGTAGTTTAGCGGAAACCATGTCCGCCATCACTTCTGGGTTAACCATAGTGGCTAATTTAGTTTGTCCTGCTGTCATTTATTTTAACCTTTCAATTTATTATAGAGTTCTGGATTCTTTTGATAGAGTTCATTTCGACTCTGATAACCCATACGAGCAAATTCTTCTTTTGTGATACCGTCACTATCAACTGGTGCTTGTTTCATTGGGGCTCCGCCTTTTAGCTTTTCTTGTACGCCTTTTTGCACGGCTTGTTCCCATGATTTCTGCAACACAGCGACAGACTGCGATACCATCTCTGCGCTTGTCAAATCGACTACATTTACTAACTCAACAGGTAAGTCACGTTCACTTAACATTGCCTTAGCTTCTGCGGTCAATTCCTTACGAGCAATAGCCTTTTCACGGTCGGCTAGTTCTTGCTCACGCTGATCTAACTGATATTTCTGTTTCTCATCAGCATTCATCTTGGCAAGTTTCTTAGCTTCGTTTTCCTTGGCTTCTTGCTCTGATTTCCACTTGGCAAACTTCTTATCGATGATAGCATCGACGTCTGCGTCCGTGTACTTCTTCTCGTCTTGCGGTTGTGGTGCAGGTTCTGCAGGTACCTTTTGTTCTTCAACCGTTTCGACTGTTTGTGTTTCTTCGTTCATTGCGAACCTCCTATTTTTAAAGTCATCCCTGACTATATTTTCCATAGCTTTTAGTGTCGTCAATGCTTGGACAATAGAAAAACCGTACGGGATTCCATACGGTTAAGTTTTATAATTCGATTCCTTCGATTTCTGCTCGAATTTCTAGCCAGTATAAATAATGACCCATAGCGCACTTTTGATTTTTTAAAACTTCAATTGAGCATTTTGGCTCAAAATTGAGCGTACCAGCTTCGTATTTGATAACCATTTTATGTAATTTTGTATATTTATCCTTAAGCGCATTGTATTCATCGATAAAACGTCTTTGCCAATCTTCCATTTTTTCTATTCCTTTCTTCAATTCACTAATTTATAGTAATTTATAGCGGTTTATTCCTGCCAGTCAAGATGTCGGATCACCTACTTTCTATTTCTGAAACCTGTTAAAATCGCAAGAATAGTTCCTACAATTAAAACAAATAGCCAAAAGAATACCAACCACCCAAAGGCGATTGATACCCAATCCCAGATAAACATATCTTTACTCCTCTACTTCTTCGTAAGTTTCTGCAAAAATATCAGGCTTGCACGGATAAAATTCACCTTGAACTCCTTTGATAATATAATCCCCTTTTTTGGCTATCATATCACCTTCAAGTGTAGAAATCCATGTATTTCCAAGTGCATCAAACCAAATCTTATTATTTTCTGCAAAGTCAATTACTTCTTTATAGTTATTGCCGTTCCAACGCACTGCCTCAACCACAACAGGTTTCTTTCTGTACTTCATTTTTAATCCTTTCTGGGCACGAAAAAAGCACTTAGATTTCTCTAGGTGCTTTTGATTGTTAATAAGCAAATTTAAGTTTATCCAAAACCGTAAGAAAATTTATCTGGCAACTCTTTACCCAGTTTAATACTTTTAGTTAAAGTATCTTTTACAAACGAAGCGAATTGTCCTAAATCATCTCCTGTATAGCTATATTTTAAAGTGGTTTTATCAACTGTTGCAATACCTTGACATTCTCCACTAACGGCAGAATATTGTCTCATAGCAGTACCATCTTCTATTTTACGCATAGTAATAATTTGTTTATCAATCTTCGCCATTTTCGCTTGCCTCCTGATAATTAAATTTTAGGTTAGCTCTTTTATGAGCTTCATCATAATCCATTTTTAACCGATTCATGTAATATGATTCAAGGCTTTCGTGCTGTAGCATCAATATATCGTATTTCTTTGGATTACCCAAGTATAATCTTTGAAAACTTTGAGCCATGTCATAGTGCGGATAAAAGTTCATCATCCTCTCTTCAAAAGCTTCAAAATCCCACAGCAAATACTGGTTATCTAAAATATGCTCTAACGCTTCTGATACTGTAGAATGAGAAAGTTTGCTACTTTTTACCATTTTTTCTACAACATCTGCACGATTCGAATTTTTCAGTTGCTCATAGTATCTTATCGCAAAATCACTTTTTTGCTTTTCTACATCTCCGCGAGCCTCACTTATTGAACCGCTAGAGACTAAAGAGTCCAACTTATCCATACCCTGATTATACACCTTTTCCCCGTCTTTCGCAACATACTTGCTATACCACTCTTTATACGTCATATCAGCAGGTACTAGCTCAGTCTTACCTGTCACTGGATTCCTTGCTCTGCGCTTCAACTTGCTGTAGTCTGCGTCCTCATCGTATCCGACAGTAGTAGACCTGCACCATGGGTGCATAGGCGGACAATTGACGCCAGGGACAGCCTTATCCCTGTCATAGACCTGATTGTCATGCTCCTGGCAAATACGTGATGTACGCTTGTCTAAGACGGCCACAAAGATATACTTCTCTATGTCTGCTTCCTCATAGCTAAGCAGTTCCATTTGGTTATGAAAAAAGGCTGATTCCGTCCGAACCAAACGCCTTGCATCATTCTGGCCTACATTGAACCTCTCAGCAATTGCTTGTGCAGTTTCTCGTGTATCTCGACCTGTCATGAGGCTCATGAGTAGTTCATCTTTTATGTTAGAAGTAAGCTTCCCTGTATTCTTCCAGATGTCTGTTGAGTAGGTACTTCCATCTCCTACCCAACTAAAAGACTGTAGATGTTTAATCTCGCTCTCAGGAAGCCCAGAAAAGCCGTATGCTAGTCCTGTCTGCTGTTGCAGGTCAAAGGTAGCCTTGTAGTAGCTATCCTTCATCAGATCGCTATAAAAGGCATCTGAGCCTGTCTTCTCTGAATGATAGATAGATTCACGCATACGGTCTAAATCGTCGCTCAAACGTTCTAGGCGCTTCATACGGAAAGAATAAGCTGGACTATCTAAGTCAGCCAGCAACCTTTGGATATTCGGGTCATTCGGTCTTGCTTCAAGCACCTTACGAAGTTCCTTCAAGTCTTTCTTGTCTTTCATGTTCTTCAAGACTTGTCTAGCATCTACCTGACTTAAGCCATAATCCCGTTGGAACTTATCAAAAATCTTATTGATTTCCTTATCCAAGTAAATCTTAGCTTCCTGATAGACCTTATCGAACTGGTCTGCCTGCTTTTCGGCCTTGTCCATCTGCTGGTAAATCAGATTGGCTTTCCTCTTCGCCCAATACTCCTGATTCTTCATCCTCTACCTCATCTTCGGGTTTCGTGTTGTCTTGGTTGAACATCGGCATGTCTTCCATGTTCTTCTTTTTCTCTTCTTCCAAGGCTTCCAATTCAGCATCAGGGTCTTCCACAAACGGCAAGAGTGAGATAAGCTGTCTATTCGTCACTTTGCCTTCCAAGTTGTTCACAATCTGAGAGATTTCTAGTAAGTTCTTAGGCAAACCACGGCTAAACTGCGGAACGATTGAATGAGACTCTAGTGCAATCTGCTTCATGCCTAGGTAATGAGCAAAAATCGCAATCCGCTGTCTTAATCCACGCTTGTAATTCGCTTCCTTGGTCTTGGTAATCATCTCAAGCCCCATTAGCTTGAATTCCATGGCTACGCCTGACGTATTGCCTGCGAAATTCTCATCAGTCAAGTTAGGCACATGGCTGAATGTGTAGATATCCTCTTTCAGAGCTGTGCGCAAGATTTCAGTAGCACTTTCATCCAGCGTGTTCTTCAAAAACTCAGCACGCGCGCCTTCTTCTTGTAATTCCAAAAGCCCTTCTTCCGATAAAATCTTCATAGCGGCTTTAGCGTCTTCTGGCGTATCTGCTAGCTGTGTACCATACAAAACAAGGATAGACTCTACTGCCTGCTCCTTATCATTAACACGGTTACCCATTAAAGAGTTGTAAGCGTCAATTAAGCTGATTTGTTGCTCATAGTCACCAATCGCAAAGTGATTGTTGCGATACTCAATGATTGGGATTTGCCCTAGGTTGTGCGCTTCTACCTGCTCATTTTGTGTAGTACCTAAAGAGGTACTGCGTAGAATTAAATGATAGTGCAAGTTCTGCGTGAATACTTCTGCTTGGAAAGTGATTGAGTTTTTTGTATCATCTTTTACTTGGTAGTAGTAGACCGCAAACAAAGGCTTCCGCTCAATACTATCATCATAAACGATAAAGGTATTTTCTGGATCAATGCTAACTGAATCTAACTCTGTTAGTCCCTCTTTAGCGTAAATGTATTCATAAGCACGCCCATAGATAGCCATATTTAAAGCATTCTGGGCGTCTACTTGGTCAATCTCAGCACCGTCAAAGGCTGTAAGTAGTTCATCAATATCACCTTCAGCAGTATTGTTGTACTTGATAGGATTGCCCATAAAATAGCCTGTAGCCGTGTCTGCGATATCCTTGGCATGATTTGCTATCGTCTTGTAGTTTGGCGCATTTGGATTGCGTCTTTCATGCTTCAAAATAGCATGCTCGCCTAGGTAGTAGCTTTTAAGCTTTTTAAGGCGCGTGCTTTCCGCGTCATGCTCTGTGATTAACTTGTATATCAAGTCTTTCTTCAAAGAGCTTTCATCATAGCTAGCTCTTGGATAAGTAAAATACTTGTACATGTCTCCACCTTTCTATAAACCAAAATCTGACCGTCTGCGGACGATTGCTTTACCACCCTCAATACATTGAAGACTATAACGTAGTGCGTCCATTAAGTGATTGTTCTTATCTTCTGGCTTGTTCAACCAATTACCTTCTTTGTCACGCTGATAGCAGTAACTATAAAATTCATCCATGATATGTTCACAATTCGGATGTACATAAATAGCGTATCCTTGTAATTTGGATACGCCTGCCATGATACTATCCTTACCTTTCCGACTCTCTTTAATTCGGGTTATCCCATGCTCTGACCTTAATTCCTCAATCAATCGTAATTCAGCGCTATCAGCGATAATCCGTGAGCGATGATAACCTTTATCTTTAATCATCTTCGCAACTTCTTTAGTAATCAATCCGACTTTATACGCTTCGTCAAAAACATAAATCTCTTTCGTTGTATCGTTTATGAGCGAACAACACAAAGCGGTTGGGTCATGAGTGAAACCAAAGTCAAGACCGATACATAACTTATAAGCTGGATCTTGTAGTAATTCATCCTTATCAAAATCCTTGACAGTTACGTTTTCGTAGATTAAACCTTCAGCAACTCCCCATTCGCCATCGCAAACGATTCTAGCCCGCCTTGGATTTGTGTGATACAAGTCCTCATAGCGCTTAATATCGACTTCATCAAGCCACTCATTGCATTTATAAGTGGTAGTAATAGCGAATGTATCAGCTCGTCTCGTCTCCTCATCAAAGAAGACACGCTTGAGCCAGTGCCTCTCATTCCACGGGTTGAATGTAACTGTGATTTGTTTAAAGAAATCAGGTACGTCTAAACTACCACGGATTGACTCAACAACCGTACTGAACTTGTCTTCAGTCTCAATTTGGTACGCTTCCTCAAACCATGCCCAACAAAGACTACCAACGTCAACTGTAATAGATGTGATTTTGAGTTCATCATCCAAACCACGGAACAGAATCTTTTGCCCAGTCGCCTTTATAGTTATCTCAGGCAAAGACTCGTTGAATTTAAACAGATGAGTTACACCCAACACATTACACGCCCATTTAAAATCCGTATAGGTAGATTGCTTGTTTGTATTCGAATATCTACGAATGACAAGCAAGTTCGCCCAGGGATATTTCAAAAGACGTACAACGTAATTTAATGCAGTTGTCTTGGACTTCTTCGAACCACGGGACCCTTTGACTACACGATAAAGATTTCTTGAGCGCCAAAACTGTCCGTACCCTGCTCCTACTGTCTTAGGTAGGTCAACAACAATATCGTTCTGTTTAATCTGGTATGTCTGACTCATTCGCAAACACCACCGTTCCAGAAACGTCTGCCTCTACTTTGTCTGTCCAAAGCCTATGCCGTTTTCCTAAAAGTTCGGCTGCTTTGATTCTATCTTTTGCTCCGACATCAATATCCGTAATCGTTTGACCTAATTCTCCTATGCTTATCAAGGTCTGTTCTTGCGTCTCTCCTCGCATTACTGATGTTAGATAACTAAGTACTTCTTGTTGATCTGCAATTTTCTCATAATCAAGTTGTTTCAGTCGTTCATCTATATAGCTTTTAATCTTAGGATTCTTTAGTAACTTATGCCCTTCAACGCCTGCCACTCTATCACTAGAAACACGATAACCTGCTTTTTTATAAGCTTCCGTCGCATTACCTGAGATGATGTACTCATCTGCAAATCTCTTTTGTTTTATTCTCAATCCACTCAATTTTCCATCACCACCTTTTTAAATAATCAAAAAAGCCACACGATGTGCGACCTTTTTAAGACCTCTCACAGGCTTTGCAGGAATCGAACCCACGATAACAGTTTTGGAGACTGTTGTGTTACCGCTACACTAAAAGCCTTTTTTAAAATGCAAGGCGACTACTACCTTGCGTGTTAATTAGAAATAAATTTCCTGATTTATTTTTTTGTAGTCATTACAACCTCTGAGGGAATCAAACCCTCTAGCTTATAACTTACCTAGGATATAAGTAGCTACGCATCCATGCGAGGTTCGGTCGCTTCTGCAACCTTCTAATAAGTTAACGGCGATGTCCGGAATCGAACCGAAAAAAATACATAGGAGAGAAAATCACTTTACACCTGTCACCGCCAAAACGAGGCCGAAACCTCGGAAATAAAATGAAAAATATAAGGAGTCATCAGTGCGCTTACCGCCTTCAGCTGATAATACTATTTTATCAGATTAGAACTATCATTTACTATCGTTGTTATCAAACATTTTAGACATTTTATCTAACGCTCTACCTCTTGTTCTTTGGATGGTAGCTGGGCTACATCTTAGTTTTCGTTCGACTTCATTCCACGTTAGGCCATTGATATAAAGCAACCTCATCACAATGTTCTCAAACGGATCATCAAGAGATTCAATCGCTTTAATCATCTCATCACGTTCACGATAAATCGACCTGATTTCCTCGTACAACTGTTCTGACTGGTCGATAATTGATACATTCAAATCCTCAGTCTTATTCTTGTTATCTCTAGCTTTAGGCATCGAATCAAACGACTGCCCTCGTAAGATACCAGAACGTAAGCTAATTAATTCCTGATGCTTTGACCTCGCCCTGATATCGATATATGGCAAGGCTTTTAATCTCTGTTTAATATCTACTGTCAATCATACACCTCGATTCCAAAGAATTGACAAATGTCTTCTGCCTCACATTTGGAAATTTCCAAACCTCTCTCCCAACAACTTATGATTGTTGAGGAATACCCTAAATGCTTTGCTAATTCTGTACGAGTAAGTCCTTGTTCCAAACGTTTTTCTTTCAAAAGCGCATTAAGATTTCCAATCTCACACTTCTTGAATAAAACATCTCTGTCCAATCCCAACTCTTTTGACAGACGTTCTTTCTGACGATCACTTGGTATCAGACCTCGTTCCCAATTTGAAAATGTCTTTGGACTAATACCAAATATCTTTGAAGCTTTTCTTAAAGATAGACCTTTACCAATTCTCCATAATCTAATTTGTTCTGAGAAAAATATCCTATTCTTCATGCTCCATCTCCTCGATAAGCCAGTCTAAATATTTTCTAGCTTTCTTCAAATCTTCTATGCCATTCTTCTTTTGGAAACGTAGCATGTACTTAACAACATTCCCCCAGAAGATACTCTTAGCACCTGTTAAATTTCCTGCGAAATTTCGAATAACATCGATTACTTCGATACCGTTAGTCCCTTGGTAGTGGCTTGGTTTGTTTATGTTATCAATTATTTCTGGGTACATTAGATAACCTCCAAAAACTCTGGGTTCTCGTAGATGTTACCGATGATTTCACATTTCATGTAAGCTAAATAAAGAGGTTTCCATTCTGCTTTTTGTTTGTGTGGTTCATCTACGAATCTATAAATAAAACTTGCGTAAGAGCCGTGCCATCTTACAAGCGCTTTTCTGCCTCTGTAATCAAGGATATCCCCCTCAAAGATTTCCTTGCCGTTCTTGTCAAACAATCCTGTTGATTGCATAAGTGTGATTTCATCAAACTCTACTGACATTTCTGTATATCTTTCAGTATCTCCCTGCTGACAGATATCCACGAACTTGCTATCGAACGAAATATTAGTAACATCACACATCCATTTTAACGACTTCATCCACGCTCTAAATTTCAGTATCATCCCAAAGCCTCCTATTCCTTTTTAAAATAATTTTATTTGTTTTTCATAATCATTGAGTCTCTGTTTAGCAATATTAAAGATGTCTCTATCTAACTCGCAACCGACATATTCAAGACCTAATTCTTGACAAGCGATTAAACTACTTGCTGAACCAACATGAGTATCAAGAATCTTGTCTCCTTCTTTTGCGTAAGTTTGAAGTAACCAAAGATAAAGACTTATCGGTTTTTGTGTCGGATGGATTCTAACCTCATTTAAGGCCTTATTCCCTTGTTGTATATGACCTTCAGATATCGACTTTCCTTGCATCATACCATTCCACATATAGCGAAACAGCCGTATACTATCATGTAAGCTGCAGTACGCTATCTCACAATCTGAGAAACTTGACTTGCCATTAACTTTGTCCCACACGATACGGCCAGGCCCGAAAGAGTAGTCGAAGTAGTTCACACCCCAAATGATTTGATTTTTTGAAACTCTAAATAACTCATCAAAATAATCTCTATTTGGAATTTTCCACTCTGATGTTTTGCCATACAGTCTATTGACGCCAATCGGACTGACTTTTCGACCATAGTATTCTCTTTTTTCTGGACCGGAAAAATATGGGGGATCTACAATAGCTAAATCAAAGTAGTTGTCAGGATATCTTTTCATAACGTCCATACAATCTTCGTGAAGAAATAATTTCACAGCAACACCTCATCCCCTACTTTTACTTTATCGTACACGTCCTTCGTAACCACGAACACGCCATAATCACGAATCGTAAGCGTGTATAGTTTTCCATGTCGTCCTTTCTCGACGACTTTACCGAATATCTCAGCGCCTGCGTTATCCGCCTTGTAGATAACCATCGGCTTCTTCTCTTCTAAATCTCGAATCCTGTCCATCTGCCAGATGTTCAATCCAGCAGATAGCAGAATCCAGATAGCTATGAATCGTTTCAATCTGTGACCTCCTCTCCATCGTATGGTATGTCTCCATTTGATAAGTACTTAGATTCAATCATCAAAAAATCATTGACACATTGCTGACTACAGAAACAATTTTCAACATCATTAAATAATGCTAGAATAACATGATTCTCTTGCACTATCAGAAACTCGTCTTCGAGTTCTTTGCAACAGTTTGAACACTCATAACTCATCACTCCACCTCCTCAATCTCAATCCCTGGGCAATCGAACACCCAGCCGAAGCCAGCTTCTTCGAGTTCTTTGCGGGTGTGTTCACGATTTTGCGTGTATAAATTGCTGAAAAAGCGATAGCCATTCAACTCCGTATTTACCAAGTAGTCTACAGCTTCATCTTTATTTTTCAGCTTTACTAAGTACTTTTCCTCTTCTTTAATCTTAAAACCACTCACCCATGCGCTCAAAAACTTATCTTCATTATCGTCTTTCGTGATCCACATTAAGATTTCAAGTTCATACTTTAAATTTTCAAGTGATGTAAAAAAGTTTTTCCCTTTTGTTTTTTGGTGCGTGATGAAAGCTCCAACTTTTTCAGGAATGGTTACCAATTCTTTACTATTATTCATTTTCTAGCTCCTTTATTCTCTTCTTCCAGTTTTTCACTTTCTTTTTAAGCAAGTCACGTTCCTCAGACCTGCTAAAAGCAAGCGATTTGACACACGGCTCAGATAGATCAACTATCCTTGCCTCCGTCTGCGCTATCGTGCGTTTTAGTCCGTCAATGACTGTCTGTTTGCTATATTCCATGGTTTATCCTGCTTGTTTTTCTAGCCAATTAAAGAGTAGGCCAAACTGTTCCGTCACTAGTGAATCATCATTGTATTGCTTACAAATTTCGCCAATCGTAGTTACTGCCCATAGCCAATAAGCGTCCGAGCCAAAACCGACTTCTTGACTCTTCTTATTACTGCGTGCCATCCATTCAGGAATAACTCTGCTAAAGAAATCGATGTAATCAATTCTCATGGCAATTCCTCAATCTTGATATAGACCCCAACTGTATCAGCCCAGAACTTTTCGGCAATCTCGCTGGCCACTTGGGCATCGTCTTGCCAATATCCAAGTTTCGTCATGCAGTCCTTGAGTAACTTCTGCAGATTGTCCGTATCCGGCTTTGTAGTCTTGTACTGGCCATCGTAACTTTTCTTGATACGAGGGAAACACCACTTAACCGTCAGACGAATCGCTCCTTTAAATTTATCAGGAGGCACATGCTGGGCGAGCAAGCTCTCAAATTTCGCTCTGGCATTTTTTAGGTCATCTGGCTCATAAAAAATCGGCTTACCAAATTTCGTATTTACCTTTTTCTGTTGATGAGTTGTTGTCGGGATTTTTTTCATCGGTAAAAAGAATTCAATTACCATTTTTATAAATGCACTCCTTTTCTTTTCAAATTTTGCTTTTAGTCCATGGACCTTGTATATGACAGGGTGCATTTTAAGCAACCCTGTCTATACAGGTATGGACATGATGGACGACAGGGCATTATCTATATATATAATATATAGGTGGCTGTCCCGGACACGACCACGTTTTTATGGTCTTGTCTGTCCTTTTCAAGACAAAGACACAACCATGAATTTATGGTGTTGTCTTATTCGGACACGACCACGTTTTTATGGTCTTGTCCTTTTTCTTTTATTGAATTTGAGTTCTTGTCGAACCAATATTTTTTGGATGAATTCAATCTGCGAGTAACTGTTTTTACAGAAATTCCTAAATATTCAGCTACGTCTTCTTTTGAGGGAGGCTCGCCAAAATTCGCGTTTTCGATAGCTTCATCAAACTCTATGAGTTTTTGCTTTTTATCTTCCTTCGCGTTCTTTTTGCGAGTTTCTTTAGCTTTCATCCACCCTGGCTTATCATCATCCAGCTTAATATCTGCCAACACGCCTGATTCATCGAGCGCATGCACTGGATAGCTAAACCACATGTTCACTGGCTTGAATTTAGCAAACTCTCGAAGCGTACCTTCCACACGCCATGCGGTTGCTATCTGAATCTTGTTACGGACTTCTTCGAGCCTGTCTACATAAGGAGCACGAGCCATGACATCAGGGATGCCTTTTTCAAAGTGCGTTCTCATCTGCGCTGGACTTAATAGGTCATCTAGTCCGACATTCTGTTGGTAATAGGCATTATTTCGCTCTTGCAAAGCCTGCTTGTATACTTCGCATGCTGCTTGGTTCATCCTCTGAGTAAGTAATTCCTCTGATACTTCCAGCTCGACCAAATCGATAAGCGCGTCAGGATCCCGAGCGAATACACCCGAACCACTAGCGCGGTCCATGGACTTCTTGCCACCTTGCGAACCTTTTGAGTGGTGATGGCAGTAGATAACGCTAGAGCCTAACTCTGTGGCCACTTTATCAAATTGATTCGTAAAATGCGCCATCTGGTCCGCGCTGTTCTCGTCACCAGTCAAAACTTTATAAATTGGGTCAATGATAACTGCGATATAATTCTTTTTCAAAGCTCGACGAATAAGTTTAGGCGCTAGCTTGTCCATCGGTACAGTCTTCCCACGAAGATTCCAGATATCGATGTTTTGGATGCTTTTAGGTGGTAATCCCATAGCTTGATAAACGTCACGGAAGCGATGTAAGGCAGACGGACGGTCTAGCTCCAGATTGACGTATAATACACGCCCTTGAGTACAATCCCAGCCTAGCCATTTTTTGCCTTCAGCAATTGCAATTGACATTTCAATTAAAGCGAATGACTTACCAGCTTTTGATGGTCCAGCAATCAACATCTTATGACCTTGACGAAGAACGCCTTTAATCAACTCGGGTGCCAACTCTGGCAAATTATCCCAGCTATCGGCCAATCCTTCTGGATCCGGCAGGTCGTCATTCAAATCTTCGATGTATTGATACCACTCATCCCAATCGGTCTTACCTATGTTAGTATCTACTAAGAATTGCTTCTGTCCATTACGGATGAACCCAGGCATACGAGATAGTCTACTTGGATTCCGATTCTGTGTATCGACGATAATGCCGTTCTTTTGACAAATCTTATAAAGATAATCAACCCTATTACGGTATTCTTCGTAATTCTTGGCATCTACTTTGACGATGGCATGTAGTGACTTGTTTCCGCTATGCACCAAGGCAACAATCGGTAATTCAAGTTCTTTGTATATGGCGTTCTGTTTATCGATTGGCATACTGTCGGATTCGACCAGGGCATATCTGAAATCTGTCACGTTTTCATTTTTTGCGCCTTTCCCGTCCATTGGATTGAATCGAACCCATGCGCCGGCTTCTTCGTGATAATCACCTAGCACTGCACCGATATCGCCATTACATCTACTAAGTTCTTCAATCAATTGCCCAGCAGTCCGGTCATAAGCCCCCTTAGTTGGCAGCCATTTGACAATCTCGCCTGTTTCATCGTCAGTCTTTGGATAGCATTCAGTAACGTACCCAACATTTTCACTAGCTTCAAAGAGCGTTTCAAGGTATTTGATAATTTCCTGAACCGGATTCCAAATAGTTGGCTCATGGATTTCCTTACCTTCAATCCAGTCTTTATTAATGACACGATAATCACGATCTATTGTGTCGGTCCAGCCTAACTCATGCGCGTTCTCGCTATCATAGCTGGATTGCGACACCCAGCCATTTTCTTTAGCAAGTTGGGTAATCGTCGCACCCGTCACGATAGTTCCTGCTTGTTCATTGAAAGTATCCCATTTCTTGAAGCACTCAAATTTCTTGTATCGACTATCGTTTTGGGACCAGTTATCCCAGTCGGATGCTGTATATCCTTCATGTTTAAGAGCCATACCGACATTGACCCACGTCTGATAATCTACCGTGGCAGGATTGATGTAATCCAGCAACGGCAACAAATTAAAATCATTCTCTGCCACTATCTCCTCCTTCTTAATTTAGTACATATTCAGCTGGTCGCACACTTGTCGGAACTCTCCAACCATTAGCTGCTATGCGATTAATCATATTTTTAGCTTCTTCGAACGGCCACATTCCCACACCTTTGAAACCGTATCTTTCAAGTAATCTGATTTGTTTAGGTGTTGTTAAACCTTCCGCTTGTCGCTTGTGCAATCTATCTAAATATAAAGCAGCCTTTCCAGCATTCGCGATTTCGTCAGGAAGTATGCCGTATTTCTCAAGAGCTTTAATTTGCTTATCACTAGCAGGTGCCATCTCCCATCCGAAGTTAGGCACGTAATTCGACAAGTCTTCAGCATGGATAGACATTTCAAATTGCAACGGATCTACTAGTTTACGTTTACGCTTGCGCATTTCTTCTAATTGTTTCGCCAAGGATTCTTCTCGTTGAGCAACTACGTCTTCTGCTGCCTTGACTTCCATATCTTCAAGGTCAAGCATTACACCAGTTTGCTCTTCCATGTTCTCAACCATTTTCTGAGCGACTTCTGGAGTCTCACAGATTAAATGAGCTGGACGGCATAGCTCGTGGCGTTCTGTATGCCAGAGGAAGTCTAGCAAGAGTAATTCTTCCTTCCCTGGATGCAGACGAGTACCACGCCCCACCATCTGGCTATACAAAGCACGCACTTTAGTAGGTCTTAGCACTACTACACAATCCACTGACGGGCAATCCCACCCTTCAGTCAATAACATCGAATTACAAAGCACGTTGTAACGGTCTTTCTCAAAGTCTTCTAAGATTTCTGCACGGTCCTTGGACTCTCCATTGACTTCAGCAGCACGAAATCCTTTTGCGTTTAGGATATCGCGAAACTTCTGTGAGGTCTTTACCAGTGGCAAGAATACAACTGTTTTGCGGTCAGCGCATTGCTTGACCATTTCATCTGCTATCTGCTCAAGATATGGATCTAATGCTGTTCCGACGTCGCTCGCTTTGAAATCACCTGCCGACATGCTCACATTTGATAAATCCAAACTTAGCGGAATTGTCAAAGCCTTGATTTTAGATAAGTAGCCTTCTTTGATAGCTTGTACCAACGAATATTCATAAGCGAGGCTATCGAAGTAAGAACCAAGGTTTTTCATATCTCCACGGTCTGGTGTGGCAGTAACCCCTAATACATCCGACTTCTCAAAATAGCCAAGCACACGCTGGTAACCATCTGAAATAGCATGATGTGCTTCATCTACTACAATCGTATCGAACCAGTCGGGCGGAAACTGTTGTAATCGTTTCTCTCTCTGCATGGTCTGAACAGAACCAACTACAACCCGATACCAAGAACCGATAGAGGTATTCTCAGCTTTCTCTAGTGCTGTGCCAAGGCCGGTTGCAGTTTTGAGCTTGTCGCTAGCTTGCTCCAGCAATTCGGACCTATGAGCAAGGACAAGCACACGCTTGCCCTCTTTCACTTGGTCTTCAATGATTTTGGAAAAGACGATTGTCTTCCCGCATCCTGTTGGTAATACTAAGAGCGTGCGCTTGCGACCTTTAGCCCATTCAGCTTGAACAGCCTCCCGTGCTTCCTGTTGATAAGGTCTTAATTGCATCCCTTACCTCCTAGAATTGCCCAGCTTTGTATCCAGCTTGTCCTTGTGGTTGTTGTGCAAAATTCGACTGTTGCGGTTGCTGATAGCTTTGTTGCATTGTTTGTCCAGGTTGTTGGTTCAATACTTTTGTGTAATCAACATCTTCAGGATAGAGCATGGATTTGACTTCGTTGTAATTGTTGTTATTGTATTGTCGGGTTCCGACTTTACATACACCAGTTGCACCGATGATGGTGTTCCAGTTCATGCGAAGTGGTTCGCCTTTTTTCTTTTGGCCAATTGCAGCAAAGAAAGCAGACAGCATTCCTTCAGTTGAGCTGTGTAAGAATAGGTTGTGACGCAGTTCTGTTTCACCTTCGTTAGCTACGATTTTGATGCTGACGATAGCCTTGTTACACGCTGGCAATTTCCCGGGATTTTGTGGATTTGGCGTGTGTCGTGTACGCTCCATACCGATTACTGTAAAGTGGTATAAACCGTCAGGTAGTAGGACGTATTCCGAGTCTTTTTCAATCGTATCTTCCCATCCAAATTCGCGTTCAAAGTTGTTGTATTGTTGTTGTGTCATGTTGTTTTTCTCCTTATGCTAAAATTGTGATTTTATCGTTGTTTGCAAGTTCATTTTTTAAATAATTTGCGATGCTTTCGACGGCTTCTAATTTCCATTTGCCACCGTCTGCTTCGAATAGGGCCAGGTTCGCCAATTTGTTGATGCGGAAGACGAATTGACTTGCTGGTTGTTCCACTTCGTTGAAAGTACGATATGGTCGCAAGGTTACTGGATTTGGAGTCTTAGCATGTGCTAGACTTGCTACACCATCACGAACAGTCACCGTTTGTGTAACGCCGTTATCTTGAGCCTCTGCCCCTTTTTCGATTTTTAAGTGACTAGCAAAATCCAAAACCAAATTACGGTCTGCATCATTGATAAACATAGACTGCAGCATAATATTGAATTCTTCCTGGTCGCGCCAATTGCTAAAAGGAATAACTGGAACTGTTGCTTTTACAGATACGAGCTGAGGACGTTTACCATTTTCAAAATCAACTTGATCATATACAGATACCCTATAGAAGCTGTCCACGACAACTACAAGTTTACGACCGCTGATGAAATCGTTATCTGATTTGAGATAGTCAACTAGACTTTTGAGCGTCTGAAGCTCAAGGATAGGTGCGTACTTACGAGGGTTAAGTTCCTGTAAGTTATATTCATTGCTGTCAAAATATTCCTTCCCGGTTTCTGAACGAATGATTTTGTTTTCTTTACCCGCTAGTTCGACTGCGTATGATAATGCATCTTTAATATTTTCTGTCATGGTTAGTTACCTGCTTTCTTTTTGTTGTAATCAATAATATTTGTACTTTGTTGTTCGACTTTTTCGATGAGTTCCCCAGTATCTGTTCTCATATCACCATTGTCATCAAAGTAAGTTTGACCAGGGATACCACTTTTAAGTTCATTAGCGTGGATTTTACCAGCGTCATCACGACCGACAATGACAGTTGTTGCAACACCTTTCTGCGGTGCCAAAGTAGATTTGACTTCCATGCCTGTCTTAACAACTGTACGTTCATCATCTGTTGACATCGTTAGTGTGATAGTAACCTTACGAGTTGCCTTAGCTTCCGTATTTGGATCCAGGATGTTATCAAGGACTTTTTCAAGTTCTTTGTCAACCTTCTCTTGTAAGGCTGTATTGGCGATTTTTGATAAATCGATTTTAATAGTTTTATCTTTCATAGATACCTCTTGTTATACTTTGCAATAATTTCTAATTCCCAAAATCTACACCGTGAAGGGCAATTCTGGTTCTTTTCTAACTTGATTTTCAATAACTTCTACAGTAGCTTGCCAATGAGCGACAATCATATCCCAGTAATCCGTTGGGAAACTCTCAATAGGAGTCCCCAGTGGGAAATGCCCGCGAATGTATGCTACCTTTTGAAGTTCTTCTTCCGTCACGTTACCTTGCGTCATGAGGTCTGTCAAACTCTTTGGTAAGTTCGTGTGATATTGCTCAGGTGGTGTCTGTGGCGTACTAGGAGCTTCATTTTGAGGTTTTTCAGCTACCTGCGACATATTGAGAGGCAATTCTTCTTGAACTTGCTCAGGGGCTTGCTGTGTGGCCTGCTGAGGTTCTGGAGTGACTGTCTGAGGTTGCGATGGAATAGGTTGCGTTTGTTGACTCGAAAAGATATGAGCGATTCCAACGTAATGAAATGGCATTTCGTCAGGTAATCCATGTCGGTTCTTGGCATCCCAAGCCGGCCTATGATTGGTATACATCACACGTTCACCACCTTGCGCCTTCTTCTTGCCGTTATCGGTCGTCATGACTAAGGTTTTGTAGTTGGCAAATAGAACCATGTCTGCCCATTCTTTGACAAGCGGTGCCGTCTTAGAACCTGTCTTTTGGCCAAGTTTCAATTCGTATCGGTCGTAAGAACCCATCTCGTCCGGCTGTTCAAATTTCTTGATTTGAGCGTGCGCAGTCAATACCACGTTGATCCCCATATCAACCAAATCAGACAAGCTATTTAAGAAACGTCCCATTTCTTCTTGGACATAGGTGTAGCCTTTGCCCCAGCCAAAATCCTCAATCCCTTGTTTTCCATGTTGAGAACAGATGTAATTAACTGCCAAAGCTTCAGCCCAATCGATCGTATCAATGACGAGTGTCCCACACTCAGTCGGATTCGCCTTGATAAAAGCAATCTCATTGATGAGCATGGTCCAGCTGGTTGGCTTGTCGAGTCGTGCCACATCCATGTTATCTGTCGAACCTTCCGTGTCGATGAAGACCGCATTTGGAAATTCAGCAGCAAACGTGGACTTACCAATTCCTTCAGGACCATATATAACTACTTTTTGAGCTCGCGCCCGCTTTCCTCTTGTGATTTGCATGTTTAGTCATCCTCCAATCCATTTGCCAACATAGCAATAAACTTTTTGAACGACTCAGATTTTGAATCCTCGGTTTTGTCTGTTAAATCTTCCGGTTCTTCACCGTCAAGTGTTTTAAGCTCATACGTTGCAGTCACTTCGAGCAATTCACAATTTAATGCATTCGCTAGTTTTGTAAAATCTTCAATTTGTATTTTTGTCGCTTCAACTTCATTTTTAGCAGCACGTTTTAATCCTTCTGTATATTCTGCTGAATAAGCAAGAGTTTGTTCTTTGCTTTTATATTTCGATAAAAAGCCACCTGTTTCTTTGTTACGAAATACGATAAAAGTTTCTGTTTTTTTCATGATTGTTCTCCTTTAATTTTTAAAATCCACCTTGCCATGTTTTAGGTGCTTGTGTCACTTCTGGCTTCACGCTATACCCGTCTTCAATCAGGATGCTACATTCATCTCCTGTTGATACACGAGTCGCAATTGCTTGCAATCCTTCTTGTTCCAGCCACGCGCCAAATTCTTGTAGAGTTAGTTGATCCATTTGTTCTAGCTTGTCAATTAGCACAAATCCACATTCTGGCTTCAACTTACGCACGATGGCAGTCGCAACTTGTAGTTGCTGACTACCAGACATGTTATCCCAGCGCTGGCCAAGATAGAGCAGTTCGCCATCATCCACGGATAAGCCCGGCAACGGCAAGTCTGCATTGGTGAGCAAGTCTGTCTTCTGCTTGCGGATGTCAGCAATCACATTATCAAGTTCCTTGTATTGCTCGCGATAACCCTTGGCATCTTCTTCTGCTTTATCCTTGTCCAGATTAGCACGTACTTTACGATTGATTTCGTCAATCTCTGCGATGTTCTGTTCGATTTCTTCAGTAGATTCATCGAGAAGATCCATAGCATCGGTATTCGCTATAGCCAAGTCTTGAGCTAACTGACTTTCTTTTTCTTTGGCATCGGCCAGTAATTGCTCCAATCGTTCAACCTCTGCAGCTGCTGAGTCATGTTGATTTTGGATAGATACCAAGTTCTGGCGCTTACGAGCATTTTCGCCATTCTTAGCAAGGATATCCTGTTGTTGTTGGATAAGCTCAGAGATAGAGACTAATTCTTTCGGTGCGTCAGGGTAGTAAGGTTGTTCTTTTGCGAACTTCTCCTTCTGGTCAGCAATCACACCAATCGCGTGGCGCTCGTCGTATTTGGACTTTTCTTGCATCTCCAGTTCAGCCAATTGCGGACCAACTCCGATAATCTGCAACAGAGTTTTAGCCTTCTCTTTGCTGGTCTGCTCCATGAATTTTGGTAAGTTGATAGCCAGTTCTTCCACAAAGCTATCAAGCAAGTTTTGACCAGCCTTGTTGCCACTCGGGTCAATGACTTTGAGAGTGCTATTCTTTCCGCTACGCTCCACAATCAGGCCGTTTGATAGCGTGATTTTTAGGCTAGGCGGGATTGTACTGCCTTCTCTCTGAGCTTGGCTAGGCTTGTACTTGTTACCACCTAGCGCCCAAGCAATCGCGTCCAGCACGCTTGTTTTTCCCTGATTGTTATTTCCACCTACGATTGTCAAACCAGTCGCCGACGGCTCTAATTTGACCGCTTTAACACGCTTGACATTTTCGATTTCTAATTTATTAATCGTCACCATCTTTTTCTCCTTAGTTTCAATTGAAAATTCTCTGCTTCTAATCTCTTTCTTAAAGATTGTTCCTTTTGCAATTGCTTCTTGAGATCATCTATTTCATGTTGCATATGCGCCATCATTTCTAGGTCGCGCATTTTCTCTCTACGCTTGCAAGTGGATAAATCCCACGCTTGTCTATCCCATACGATTTGCATATCGTGCTCTCCGTGGTTCTGGCAATGCTAAAGGCTCAGGTCGCAAACCTACAGGCGGTTCGTTGTCGTATGTGAAACCAGGAAACTCTCTGCGAATGTTCTTGCGAATTTCTTGGCGCTCAATCTCACGACCCATTTCAAGCAATTCATTACAAGCTCTAATCACTTGCGTGTCCTGCTCTTCCTGAAGTCGTCTTTCTTCCTCTTTTTGCTTTTCTAACTGATGAGCTAGGATTCCTGCGCTGATAAATCCTAAAATCACTGCACCAGTTCCTAAAGCTTGGTTTAACAATGGTGGTTCAAACATTTCTTCTCTCTCCTTACGCTCTTAATTTTCGTAATTCTTTCTCTAATTCTAAAATCTCATAAACATCATTGACATCGTACATAATATCTTTCCCTTGCTTACGAAATCTTAAGCCTTTACGTTCTAACTTCTTAATATAGCCATGAGTGAAGCCAAACTTCTTCATCAAAGCCTGTTGATTGATTGGCATGCGATCATTCTCTAACTGCTCCTTGACTTGCTTCTCAGCAAAGGTCAATAATTGATTTGTGAACAATTCAGCACTTTCGCCGTCCAATCGTAATTGTAACGTGATACCTTCCATTTTCTACATCCTCTCAACTATGCGGGCAAGCATTTTTGTGATATAATGGTCTAAATTGTTTTAGTAAGCGCCTGACTTCTGTTAGGTGCTTTTTGTACTAGCGAATTTTAAAATCTTCAATCACACGAGCGATAAACTGATTCGCTTGTGGATTTTTTAATTTACCATTCAAGATATTGGTTACATCCTGACGAGTCATGCTATACTGCACCGCTAACGTCGCCATCGTCAGATTATGTTCTTTCAGGTAATCTCTTACCTTTTGACGTCCACCATCCATGTTTGGCATATATCTTCCTCCTTTCCTTTGTAAGTTGAAAAAATGATTATTCTTAACGGAAAATATTGTCTGCTCTGACTTTTAGCAAATAAAACCTTTACAAACCTTCTTACATTTAGTATAATAATGTCACCTTTGTAACAGAAAGGAGCTGATCTTAATTGGCGGAATTTTTGAAAGGTGCTGTGTCTCAGTAAGGGTTACTCTTCGTTTTTGTAAAAGCAAGTCCCTTTTACCGGATTAGTCAACGTAAGCAAGACTCAAAACAATTATGACTTTAAAGAAGAATATCCTTAACCAACTGCAGTGCGAGGTGCGGATACTTGCCAAGAGTTGTGTGTCACTGCTTCTGGCCTGAGCAGACAATTTCCGTAGCGTATTCTATGAAGCAGATAGAATACGTTTTTTATTTTGTAAGAAAAAAAGTTAGAAATTTTATAAAATACTTGACATATCTCACCCAAAAGGTTAAAATGAAAGCATAATTAAAAACCTTGATAAAGCCTTATATCTATCAACGTATTTGCTCGCCAAAGCTATTTATTTTTAGATAAGTTTTAACTTCGTTTTTTGCTAACTCATTAACTTACAAAAACTATTTTACACCCAATTAGGTGATATGTCAACACTTTTCACCCAAAAAGTTGAAATATTTTTTGTTATGTTCCAGAAAGGTTGATTTAACAATGTTTCCGACATACGAAAAAATCAAAGAACTTGCTGATAAGCATGGAATTTCTCTTATGAAATTAGAAGAAGATTTGGGTTACAGTAGAAATACACTCTATAAGTTGAAATCACAAAAGCCCAACGCTGAACGAATTTCAGAAATCGCTGACTACTTCAACGTGTCCACCGACTACCTGCTCGGACGTACGGATAACCCAAATATCGCCAACTCAAAAGAGCAATTCTTTTTTGAAGGCAAAGAGGTAAATGTTGAAGAACTTGCTTCTACTGCCATGCGCTTCAATGGTAAGCCATTATCAGATGAAGATAAAAAAGCGATCCAGAATATTATCGAAATTTATCTACGAAAAGGATAGTCTGTATGACTGAAAAAGAACTTGCCTCTAATTTAGGTATCAAAATAGAGGTCTTTGAAGATGTCTTATTTCCTGATGAAGCATTTTATATTCCTGCTTTAAAAACAATGTTCCTTAGCGACGCAATCTCTGAAGATAAGAGGGTACAGGTCGCTCTGCACGAAATAGGACATCGCAACCACTCGACAGATATTTACGAAAATTTCCGTGAGAGATGCGAGCTGGAAGCAAATCGCAACATGATTCATCATCTCATGAAAGCAGAACTAGATATCGCTGAAGATACTAGCACTTTCAATTATTTAGCATTTATGGAAAAATACAATCTAAAAACTATAGCTGATGAAGTTATGGTTAAGGAAGAATACAAAGCCCTGGTTGGCTAGAAAATAAAGGAGAATATCCATGAAAAAAGCACTTATAACATCAGCTATCTTGCTTAGTACTACAGTCTTAGTGGCATGTTCTAATAATCAATCAACCTCAAAAAATAATACTGAGCAACCAAAAACGGAACAAAAAAATACTACTTCAACAAACACAAAAGCCAAAGTAGATAACAGTAAATACGACAATCTAATTTCTGAAATCAAGTCAAAATTAGATCCTGAATCAACTGGCGCAATAAGCGTAAAAATTAAAAACGATGTAATCGATTCAGATTCATCCGAACCGCATGATACAATCATGATTTTGCTAACTGGAACGGCTAAGGATAGCGCAAAAGAATCTCTAGATGCAGTTAATTCTAATTCTGCTACTACTGACCAAAACAATGCGATCACTTTGATTCGTATGGCTATTTCTGAATTTGCTAAAAAGTTACCAGACGATAATACTACTCTTTCCCTTGGTTATGAAAAATCTGCTGACCAATATGACCTAATCGCTAAATCTTCAAAACAGAAAGATATTATCCCTGTTGGTGAAATCATCGTACAATAATAAAAATCCCCACACTCTCGGACGGTAATCTTGAGTGTGAGGATTCAACTTTCCATCAAGCAAGCAATGGAAAAGATGATAAAAAAATACAACTATAGTTTATCATAAGTTCTACACCTTTTCAACTATGCGGGCAAGCAATCGAAAAGAAAGGACTTTTTTATGATAAAAAAATACATTACAAAAAAAGGAGAGACTAGATATCTCTTTCAAACATATCTGGGCATAGACCCTGCCACTGGAAAAGAAAAACGGACAACACGCCGTGGTTTTAAAACTATTAAAGAGGCAAAGGCTGCCGAACGTGACCTTCTCTTAGATGTCGAGGAGAATGGTTTTTCAAACAATGAAGATTTCCAGAATCCTACTTTCGCCGAAGTCGCTGAGTTGTGGCTTGATAGCTATAAAAGCACTGTAAAACCAACAACATATCAGAACGTTAAGAAAAAACTTTATGTTATGATTGACTTGTATTTTACAGATATGAAAATCCAGCAAATCAGTGTCGCTTATTGTCAGAAGGTTGCTATCAAGTTAAGTAATCGCTATATCCTCTATGCCAATTACTACTCTGTCATCAGCCGTATTTTCAAGTATGCCACTTCTATTGACATTATTAAGTCAAATCCCTTAGACAAGATTATTAAGCCTAAAAATAGACCCTTAAAGGCCAAAGAAAACCACTATACAAAACAGGAGCTAACGGAATTTCTTAAAGTTTGCAAAGAAGATTGCAAACAAGTAGAGTATACTTTTTATCTCTTGCTAGCTTTTACTGGTTTAAGATGTGGTGAGGCGCTTGGGCTCATGTGGTCAGATGTTGACTTTGAAAATAAACGATTAAGCATTTCTCGGACAGCTGTCGTTGTTAATAAAAAACAAACTGTTCAGGACCCTAAAACCAAAATGAGTAAGAGGGTTATCACTTTAGATGATGAAACTCTAAATGTATTGAAACTCTGGAAGCGTCAGCAAATAAAAGAATATTTTCGGGCTAGTGTGCCTTACAAACATGATTCAAATTATATCTTTACGAACAGTTTCGGAGGTTGGATTTCTCCTTCAGCTGTGAAAGAGAGACTTAGAAGATTCTTTTGTGAACACAATGATATCAAAAAAATTACGCCTCACGGTTTCAGGCACACACACGCTTCTCTCCTCTTTGAAGCTGGTGTTACAGCCAAAATCATTTCGGACAGATTAGGTCACAACAATGTCCAAACCACTCTTGATATGTATACCCACATCAACGACAATCAACGTGTTGAAATCGTGGATCAGCTCATGACTTTTATCCGTTCAAGCTAA